CGAGTTACTGTGACTGGTGTGTTGAATGTTGTTTCGGCTGCAATCCCTAGTTGCGAACCAATACCTGAGCCGATTGCCATTGTTTATCTCCTAGTTACTGGCAGCAGGGATTGAATCTGCTGGTGAGGTTGTTGGGGTTGGATCTACTGGAGCAGGAGCAGCAACTTTTGCATCCTTAGCGGATGCCCAATTGCTTGTCTGTTCCAAGAGAGATGCTGCCGCCTCATCAGAGACTTCAGCACTCTCGCCAGCCTTCACAACAAGATTGTTGAGGGCTGGAATAACCAGATCGCCGATTGGCGAGATGTTTGTGATTGTTGCCATTTTTTTGCTCCCTAGATTCTGGATTGATAGGTAATTGTAAAGAGGATTCCGACACCAACGCCGTTGGTTGTTTGACGATAGCGAATTTCGCCTTGTTCCATTGCTGAAAATTGAACCAGACCATTGAAGGAAACATCGGCACGAATTACTGATTCAACATTTCCAAGAAGTGTGAAAGCCTGAGTTCTGCGAGTTGCGATGTCTGTGGTTCCATTTGCTGACCATAGGAAGCAACTGAGAGAGCCATGTTCGAACTTGCTGATTGCTCCGAGTGGTCGATATTCCTGACGGATTGATGAAGCTGCAACTTCATCTCCATCAAGATTGCCATCGTGACCAACAGCGATTGCATCTCCTGGATAACTCATGTCAATTTCAATGCCATCAAAGATGCGAATTCCTGAAAGCGAGGAAGCACCTTTGAGAGCATTGACAACAGCAGTGGTGAATGCTGGCATCGTTGAAGTTGCCATGAATTACGCCATCCCTGGGAAGGAAGTTGGATCCAAGAGTTCCATTGCTCGGCGAGGCAGAGAATAAGTTGGGGTTGAATAAAGTTCATCACCGGAATTGGTTCTGCTCATGACATTGATTGCGCCACGCTGAGTTTGCCATAAGTGACGAATGATTTCCAAGACACCTTGCTTGGCGCTCATTGGAGGGTTCACATATCCTGCAACATAAGTGATGGAAACATTGTTCATGCCTTGAGTCCAGTAGCCATAAGAGTTGGTCGCATAGAGCGTTCCAGAGCCGATGCGGTATAGGCGCTGACCTGTGTAGTCGAGGACATAGTTTGAAGCCGAAACTGCCAATCCATTCTCGGTGACTGAAGTGATGCTGATCGCCTTTGGATTGCGGATGCGAATGAATTCAGTTCCGCCATCGTAAAGTTCATTTGTGAAAGTTCTGCGACCTAATACTTGCCCAACATAAGTTTCAGCCAAGTCGGTTGCTGCATCGATGAAGCGGCGAACTTCATTCTCATTTGCGCTCGCTGTTGGAATGTTCAGGAATTCCAAGACTTCGTCATATCCAACAATTCCGATGTCAGCGATGTCGCGAACTTCGAAGATGTCTGAGAATGCTTGAGGCCAAGAGCCAGTTGCAGACCAAGCCAGAATGTGCCGACCAACTTGAGTTGGAAGGTAGGATGCTGTGTAAGTTCCAGTTGTGGAAGTTGCAGTTGTGACTGAAACAGTTGTGGCATCTGGAAGAGTGATGTTGAGGGTTACTGTGCCAGGGTTGACTGCCGCGCCTGATGAATCAACAGTGTTCCAAGTCAGATAGACCTTATCGCCGAGATCATAAGAGCCTGTGAGTGCCATTTGTTGCTCCTAACTATGCCCAAGAACCGATGGAGGCGAATGTGTTTGATCCGATTGGAGTCATTGCGAAATAAGAGTTGGTTGAAGTCTGGTTTGTGCCAGTTGGTGCAACCGAGAATGCGAGCTGAGGAATTACTGTTCCAGCGCCGTTGATGCGAAGTGCGCCACGAACCCAGAACATCTTTGTTGCAACTGTTGAGGCTGGCGAAATCACGCCACCTGTGTTTGCAGTCCAGAATGTTGAGACTGGAGATGTTGGAGTTCCAGCGGCAGCCACATTCAGGAATTCTGCATAGAAGGCGGCGGAAGTATAAGTGGCAGTTCCACCAAAGTTGAATGAGACAGTGTGAGAAGTGGTTCCTGTTGCCAGATAAACAATGCCTTCGAAGAGATACATTGTTGCTGCTGCTGCGGTGAATGACTTGGCAAAGATTGATTGGTTTCCGGTCGCTGATGAAAGAGCGACTGGAGTTGCGCCAACTGTTACGAATTGACCAGTGGTTGAATCAAGTCTGTTTCGAACTGATGTGTAATTGCCTTTTGGAAGTAAGCCAAGTTCGCCTTGAACTGCTTCCATCGCATCGTTGATGTTTGTGTGCTGAGATGCGTGGGGAACTGTTGCTGAATCAAGGGTATCGCCAGCGGATGGATTAGTGAGGGCATCTAGTGCGGATGGATAAGCAGTTGTCATCAGTTACTCCTCGGAAAAGTAGGGCATGAGAATTGACTTGCAGGGGTCAAGTCAATCCTCATGCTTGATTTTGTTGAATTGCATGATCGCGCATCGGTGAGTGATGGCGTTCATCCAACCAGAACTGTTTGTGATGAGGAAGAATTGCCCCTGTGTGAGCATGGATTTTGTAGCCCATTGATTTCAAGCGCTTGGAGAATAGTAGATCCTCGCCAAAGTAGGTTCCATTGATTGCGCCTTCAACGAACCAAGCCCAATCCTTGCCTTGATTTGAGGTTGTCTGCTTTTGCATTTCAAGCAGAACATCGCGATGAATTAGAAGGCAACCAGTGCCAACTGCATCGACTTCGATGATCTCATCGATTGGATAGCCATCGATTGCTTCTAATCCCTTTTCGGAATCCATTTGATAAATCGTTGGAACTGGTCGAAGCGAATCTTGATCATCAAAGAATGCTGCGAAGACTAGCCCTGAAACAATTGGTCGATCTTTATCGTGAGCCGCATTGACTAGCTTGTGAAAAGTTTCAAGCGATAGGCGCTCATCGGAGTCAATCATCAAGAGCCAGGCGGCGCTTGTTGTTTCCAAGAATGTTTTGACAACAACATTGCGTGAGCGAGTGGTCAGCCCGATGTTGCCGACTTGAACTAAGTTGTGAAATCGCTGGCTTGGATCAATGGCGATGTGAATCAAGTCTTGCGCGAGCAAGGAATTGATTGTGCCGTTGTTGACCATTCCGATGCAGATCTTGTCTTTGATCTTCATCGAACTTCCATCTCTGGAGCCAAAGCGGTTGTCTCGATTGAAACACTTTCAAGTTCTTCAATCAGATTGTCAAGATGTTCGATGCCTTTGTTCTGCACTATCTCGCGAGCAGATTTGAGACCTTCCAAGAATATCGATTGCATAGAATCCCCCGATTCAAATTTGTGTTGAAGCCAGCCTTGGGGTTCATTCCTCGGAACTCTGTCCAAGGCTGGCTCAACATTTCAGACTATATCAGGATTAGTATCCTGAAGGTGCAACAGTTCCAGTTCCGGAAATTGCGGAGATGGACTTGTTGAAGCGGTGTGCAAGAGCTGCGTATCCATAGACCTGGAAACGAACTGTGAGGTTCGATGACAAGACATCAGGAAGAACGCGAGTCTTCACGCCTGATTCGAATAGGTAAGAATCTGAGAACTTACCGACAAGAATTGGAGATTGGTTTGTTGATGCTGAGTAAGTCTTTGTGACAGTTGCATCAATAAAGACTGGAACGCCTTGGATTGTTCCAACTAGACCAGCAGGAGCACCAGGGTTGGTGATTGTGCCAGCAGAGTTGAATGCCTGTGAAGCACCAGTTACTGGAACAACAAGTGGGCGGTTTGATCCGTCAACTTGTGATGCTAACCAGTACCACATTGAAGGGTGCATGATGATTGCTTCAGCAGCCTTGTAGCGGTTTGTGACAACCTTTGAAATCGCCTTAGCGATTGCAATTGCACCATTGACAGCAGTTGGAGTTGTTTCAGTCCATGTTGTTGGGATGCCGTTGGTTGTATCAGTTCCAAGAGTAACAAGACCCTTGAGAGTTCCTGATGTTCCATCGCCTGTTCCAACAACTGCTGTGTTGAGTTGTAGTGCGTAGTCAGCCATCAAGTCACCAAAGACTAGACGATCAAGACCACCAGCAAGAGGAGATTGTTCAACCAATTGGATTGAAACATTCTCGTAGCCTGAGATTGTGCGAACTGGCGCGGTTACTGTTGAAGAAACCATGTCGCGAGTTGTTGTTGCAGCGTTGTCAGCAGATTGGAATGCAGCAAGTGTTCCAGTTGTGATTTGTGGAATGTTGATGCTATCTGTTCCTGCTGGAAGTGCCATGTTTGTAACAAGGTCAGCGGTTACGCGAGCAGCACGAGCGAACTCTGCGTATTCGTTGATGAGGTAGATAGGAGGAACGAAATCTCCACCTGCTCCATCGGT